CTGGACTAGGCAAAACGTCTATAATGCTCCAGGTTTTTAATAAGCTTCTAATACGCGGTGAAGTAAAAGCCATGTTAGTTGTTGCCCCCCATAAACCCGATGTATATGACTTGGCCAGAAGAAGTAAGTGAATGGTCTAACTTCAAACGGTTTTCTTATAGTATTCTACACGGCTCAAAGAAAGATGAAGCCTTTACTAAAACCGTAGACATATACCTTATTAATCCAGAAGGATTAAAATGGTTAGCGTCCAAATTAAAAGGTAAGCCTAGGAAGAACTGGCCATTCGACATGGTCGTTGTCGACGAGTCAGGTAAGTTCAAAACACCAGGTGGTCCTAACAGCGGGTCTAATCGAACATATCAAATGCATCGCATGGTCGCAGGTTTTAAACGCCGATACATTTTAAACGGCGGACCTGTCGCAAATGGGTTCTTAGGTCTAATGGCTCAGATGTATATAGTAGACCAAGGACAGTCGTTAGGAAAGAAGATAGGGTACTATCGTAATAAATATTTTGACCAAATTGGTAGACCTGAATGGAAGATGTACGAGCTTCAACCAGGCGGACGCAAAAAGATAATGAAAAAGATAGCGCCATTCGCTATATGTCTGCGCGCTGAAGATCATATTGATATGCCTAAAGAGGTTTTAAAGCCAATATACATAACTCTTCCTAGAAAAGCTCAGAAAGCTTATGACGAAATAGAGCAAGAACTATTTACTATAATAGACAATCATGAAATGATAGCTGAGTCTGCGACTTCAGTAGCTAATAAGCTTCATCAAATATGTAATGGAATAGTATATGAAGACCAAGACCCGCTCGCTACTCCTGTTCCTTCGTCTAAACGCGGTTTAATATATTTACATAAAGAGAAACTATTTGCATTAGATGATCTAATAGAAGAATTCAATGGCAAGCAAATACTCATAGGATATAAGTTTGTACACGACAGAAAAGCTTTAGAAAAGCACTACGGTAAGCGCATACGTTTTGCCCAAGACGCTAAAACAGGTAAGGAGAAACGTAAGCTTCAAGCAGATTGGAATGCTGGTAAAGTAGAAATTCTAGCAGGCAATCCTAAGTCTATAGGACACGGGCTTAATCTACAGAAAGGTAGTGCTTATGTAATAGCCATGTATAGCATTAATCATGACTTTGATGAGCATGATCAGTTCGTACGCAGACTACGCAGAAGCGGTAATATGAGCCCACAGGTGTTCGTCTGCCCAATCCTAGCTAAAGGCTTATATGACCATAAGGTCATTTTACCTAACCTCAGAGGTAAGCAGGATGGCCAGGATTGGTTCTTTAAGGCGTTAAAAAAGTATAAAAAAGGTCGTCAAAGATTGAAATAAAGTTTTACTTTATTTCAAATCGTGGTAGAATGTCTTTACTGAATACATAAACATATATACATTCGGAGAACATCATGACTAAAGGCCTATTCTATAATGGCATCCGTGTCACTGAAATTAAGAAAATTTCTAAATGGACTAATGGCGCATTTGACGCCGACGGTAATAAGCTGATAACGGCTTCGTCTAAACGCAAATTGTTATCCAAACTGTCGAAACAGGATCCTCCTGTTTCTAAGCCAAAATCAAATATCAAAAGCGACGTAATGTCGTTAATTCTAGCGGACAAGGAAGACGCTGAGATAGTTAAGACTATCAAAGCTTTATATCCTAATTCCAAATTCAACTTTACGCATATCTCTTGGTACCGGTCTACGTTATTTCGCGACAATATAATTGAAGCCAAACACGCGCCGCGTCGTACTAGGCCATACAAAGATTGGAAAGCATCTCAAGAAATATAACCGCCAATAGTTTATTTCATGATATAATTAAAATTCATCAATAACTCTCTATAGGAGAAATCAAAATGGCTAATGTAACCGCCAAAAGTGTAATTGTAGCCGGCATAGAAGCCGGTAAATCTGTTAAATTTATTCTTGGACAAGTGGCAAAGAAATGCCCAGGATCTAAAGCGGACGCTTCTCACGTTCGTTTTTATGCAAATGCTCTTGTTAAAGCTGAGAAGCTGAAAACTAGTGTAGCTGCTGAAAAATATGGATGCGGGGCCCGTGGTAGAAAAGCAGAAGGAGCATCTATTGTAAAAAAGCCCGCAAGCAAAAAGCCATCAGTAAAGAAGAAAGTAGTCCAAAAGAAAGGCGCATCGAAAAAATCAGGCGGGAACGCCGAGAAAAACGCGCCACGAAAGGCCTCAAAGAAGCGAAAAGCTACGTCAAAGAATTAGTAAACAAGAATAATGTTTATTATCAACGCGAAGCTAGAGAAGGCGATGCACATTTAGTGTGCATCGTTTACTCGCCGGACAAAGCGGAAGATGCTTCTATAGTTCTGAAAACGGTTGAGATAGTGGATATGCTAGCATTTCCTAAGAACAGGTTAACAACGACTACTACAGGTACTAAGTTTAGAAGGCTATTGAAGAAATTAGTTAAAAATCATTTTATGAGAGGTTAATGTGTCTGAAGATAATCGGGAATACGATCAAACGCAACTAAAACTAGCACAATTCAAGTATCAACCACACAAAGACTATCTTGGGCATATCTTCAGATGGGGTTTTGCGTCTAAGTTTGTTAACCAGAAGACGTCAGTACTAGATGTTGGCTGCGGTCAAGAGATGCCATTCGCTAGATCTTTAGGAGGGGCAAATCCGAATTCAGTACCGAGTCGGTATTTAGGCGTAGATCTTAATGGTATTAAAACTCTGGTTAATAGAAAGAACTTTGAAGTATGGGACGAATTTAATTTCGTAGAAGACTGGGAATGTATATTAGCTGAAGGACATAAACCATTTGACGTCATTGTTAACTTCGAAGTGTTCGAACATATGAAGATGGGTCATGGTCGTAAACTACTAAGCGCGATGCGTGAACTATTAGCCCGCGATGGTGTTCTTATATTCAGTACTCCTATATATTGCTCTACATACAAGCAGGCTAGAAACCATATTAACGAGCTTACGAAGGCTGAGATTGAAGAAGAAATTCAAAAGGCCGGATTGAAGATCATTAAACAGTACGGCACATTCGCTAATATCAATGACATTAAGAAAGTCGCATCAAAAGAAGATCTTGATTCACATAAAGCTATGTCCGAGTTTTATGGTAATGAAATACTTGGATGTTACCTCAGCCCTAAGTATCCTGAAGCATCCCGCAATATAACGCATATCTGCGTACGTAAAAAAGATAAACGCAAAGCTATGAAATTAAAGCCATCTATTGTAAAATTCGAAGGTGAAAAAGTCGGTAAGGCAAGGAATAAATAATGTTTGATTTAATAAGATTAATGCATCAAAGATTTGGGTTTGCGTATGAAGGAGAACCTAGAGTTCTACCTGACGATGAATTCGAATTCAGAATGAAAGCATTTCAAGAAGAGATAGACGAATATAAAGAAGCTAGATCTAATGGCGATTTAGAAGGACAGCTAGATGCACTATTAGACCTAACTGTCTTTGTTATGGGCGCAGCTGAGCAACATGGGTTTGAATACAACCAAGGAATGATTAGAGTCATGTCCGCCAATATGCAAAAGCAAGTAGTTGCATCAGCTGAAGAGTCTAAACGCGGACATAAGTTTGACCTTAAAAAGCCTCCTGAATGGAGAGAACCATACTTAACCGATCTAATTAATCCGCCTAATTTTTATAGAGGCGTAATTCTATTAGAAGGTCCTGACGCTACAGGTAAAACGACTTTAGCTAACTACTTAGTAGACAATCATAATGCTCTTTATATTCATTCCACGTGGTCAGAAGATCTAGAAACAAGAATGACTCAGTACCTAGAACATAGTTTACAAATCGCAGGATCTGTTTCTCGCAGACAGCTAGTAGTCTTAGATAGAAATTGGCTATCAGAGTTAGTATATACTGACGTATTTAGAAAAGATGTAGGACGAGCAGAATGGCATATGCGTATGCATACACTGTTTATAAGCGCTCTTCAGGGATTATGTATATATTGTTTACCTTCTAACCCGAAGCAGTATATGGACCATTTTGCAGATATGGTAGAAGACCCTGACCGCAAAGAAATGTATTCGAATATGGCCGATGTATACAATGCGTATTTAGCGCTATGGGAAGGGTTAGAATTTGATTATACCTTTAAAGGGTCGCGTGAATACATAGGCAAGATATTCGAAAATGGAGGATTAAACCAGAGTCCGCATTTTATTAGATATGATTTTAATAACGAAGGACAAGACTTAAAATCATTTTTTGAAAGTCTGCCTATGAATCAAGAAAAGGATATACATTAATCATGCTTATAAATCAAGAATGGAATACGCTATTAGGCGATATAATATTAATGGGAAGCGACGTAACGTGTCGCGGCTTTGAAACAAAAGAATTAATCGCAAATAGCACACGTATAGATATGTCTTGTCCAATATTAACTGTTCCGCAAAGGAAAATCAGTCCAAGATTTTTAGCCGGAGAAGCGTATTGGATACTTAGTGGCAGTAATCGCGTGTCCGATATTTCTAAATACTTGCCTGGTATAGCTAAGTATAGCGATAATGGCTTAACTTTTAGAGGGGCGTATGGTCCAAAAGTCATGGAACAATTGGATTATATGGTGCATGCGCTGCGTCATGACGCGGAATCACGTCAAGCGGTATTAACTATATGGCGTGAAAATCCTATGCCATCAAAAGATATACCCTGTACAGTATCGCTTCAGTGGGTAATTAGAGATAACAAACTTTGCTGTATAGCCAATATGCGTTCATCTGATGCCTGGATGGGTTGGGTTTATGATGTATTTAATTTTTCTATGATATCGGCTTGGATTGCTATATACTTGCGCCAGCATGAATTAAAAAATCTAGAATTAGGAACGCTATATTTAAATGCTGGATCGCAGCATATCTATAAACATAATTCTTCAGACGCAATAAAATTAGTAAATAATTTTAAACCTAACTCTATATGTAGACCTATAGAGTTAGAGCGTTATTGTCTGGGTCCAGATGAATTGCTTCTCGATCTAAAAGCTGCAGCAGATAACGAGTGGAAAGCTTGTACGCCGTTTATGGAACAACTGAGGACGCTGAATAATGAGACTTAATAACGACGAATATTACTTGTCTATGGCAAGGTTAGTATCTACACGAGGTACGTGCATCCGACGTAAAGTCGGATGCGTTCTAGTGGATAGCAGTTTTCACGTTTTATCTACCGGATATAACGGCCCGCCTTCTGGAGTTCCGCATTGCAACGAATTAGGATCAAACTCTAAAAGAGACACATATCCTAATGCGTGTGAAGGAGCAAATTCACCGTCGGGAACAAGTTTAGATAAATGCGCGGCGGTACATGCCGAGCAGAACGCCCTACTTCAATGTCCTAATATACGTCATATTTCCACGGCGTATTGCACGACATCGTCGTGCGTGCATTGTATAAAATTATTAATGAATACATCGTGCCAAAGATTGGTATTTAGTGAAGAGTACTCTCATGGAGGAGAACCAATGAAACTTTGGTTGAGCACGGGACGTCAGTGGATACATTTGCCCCGCTATACTTCTAACCCTAATTACGCCTAGCGCGTTCTCTGAGCTAAGCCCTTAATAGACTATGTCTATAGGCCTAGTTTTTAAATAGGGTTAACCTTATTTAGCTAGATTCTGGTATAGGATACGCCTCTCGGCTTAAATGCCAATGAGGTTTATCCGGTTTCTTCCAGAAGCCGCCCCACCTAATATCAATCCCCAGTTCACTCGCTGCCCTAAATCCAGCCTTAGCCAATCTTTGGTATGCATAATCTGAATGATCTATTTTGCCATTTACGTAGGGATATAGGTCTACCGCGAAGGCTAAATTATCGATAGGATCTGGAAGATGTCTTGAGTCCATTGTCCATGACGTTCCATCTTGTACGTTCTGCCGCTGCTCTTCTACAGTTCTTCTACCATCTACGCACGCTATATCAACCGCGCTGAGCGCGAGCGTAAGCTCAGCCCATTCTCTTAATAGAAGCTTAACTCCAGATAAATTTTCCTTGGAACTAGATCCATATTCATACATCAAAAACTTTCCCATAGTGCTCGAGCAGGTGATTGTTTGCGATAGAATATCCGTTAACTTTGTGAGAAGTGTATTGTTCATTAACATGTCTGTACCCCCACCATCTGGACGGAAAATCGGGTATTGGGTCTCCTTTATTTGAATACTCAATGGTATGTACTCCTGTTTTAATATAGCGTTTTAAAGAACCTGCGGTTAATGTTCGCGGTGCCCCAAAAGTAATAACCTGTCTAACGTTAAACCCTTCAGCACGTAAAATAGCAGCGGCATTAATAGCCAATACTCCGCCAAGGCTATGGCCAGTTAGGTCAATAGGAACATCGCGATCTAACATCCCATATAATCCTTTATCTACTACACCTCTTGCACCTTTTAAGAAGCCTGCATGAGACCATCCTACGCGTTTATCGTACCACGGAATAAACCGTATATCGCGCAACACGTCCCATACACCTCCTCCTGAGATAAGATCACCTCCTTCTGTTCCTCTAAAAGCCACTACTTGAATATCATCTAACGTTGATACTAGGCATTCAACTTCGTTAACTTTACAGCTTACTTCGTGATAACTTTTAGAGGCTAATTTAAACAATTCAGAATGATTATCAATCATATTAAATGTCCGGACACCTATCTAGTATTTCTAGGAGCTCTTCACGGCTATATTTTCTGCGAAGAGCTCCTATAGTAGCGCCTTCACAGACGCCCCATATAGCCGTTTCTAATGATTGATCGGCGGCATCAGCAGATCGATCGGCAACTTCGCCACGTACCATTCTAACAGTACCGCAGCCGGTTAATACCAATAGAATTAATGCTAACATAATATTTTTCATTGTTCCCATCCTTCATTTATTTCTTCAAGTTCTATGCGATTGAGTTCATCCAAGTCCTCAGCAGCATCCAGCATATCCCAGATAGCTTGGTAGCGTCCTAGGATAATACCTATTGCATTGGCATATAGTGCTTCTTTGATCTCAATAGCTTCCACTACCTCAATCCTAGATTTACCTCTACCAATACTCATAGCGTCTAACATTGGAGTGGCATTGTTTGGATCGCCTCTAAACGACACTGCCTCAAACTTCTGCTGTCCCCAAGTTTTAACTATCTCGTCTGGGTAGTTAGCTGTAATGTCTTTAGATAGTTTAGTATGCTTAGAGTTTAACTTCTCAATTAAATCCTTCAGCTTATTATCTCTAGCTAATGATTCTTCGCGTGGTACTATGGTGTATGTGTATAGTGCCATCCCACCTTCAACAGAGAAGGTAGGGCCTTCCCTACTATATAGTACTTCATCATAGTTAGCGTTGATAAACCTATCTTCCATCCAAACCCCTTTCGGGGGCTTGTTGGGGACTTCAATACCTTCACTTCTGCCCACTACAACCTCATTTGAAACATCTGAATAACTCATACTTCCTCCTAATTATGATCCGTCTAATATTCTAACTTGAGTATTGTTGGATGCCGTTTGGTATACGTGCGCAATCCTCTCCTCGTCCAATGCTGCTATTCCAGTGTTAGCCCCTCTTGTCACAGGCGTAACGGCAAACGGACTCTTGAACGTTGGGATCACAGGATCGTGTGGAGTGAGATTCTGCGAAATGGGGTTTACGCCGTTTCCAGTTAGTAACATCGCTTGATCATCAATAGGGCTAATAGCTGTGAACTTATGTGCCGCTGCTGTTCCACCTGATGATGTTGTCTTAGTTCCTACTGTTGGTGTGGTTCCTGTAAAAGTACATTTTCCACTCTCCATATTGCCATTGTAGTGTATGAAGTAGGTGAACTCTCCTGGCGCGGTTTTAGTTATAGCAAACGCGGCTGATGAAGTTAATATTGTCGAAGTGACCACAGGCGCGGCAAAAGTAGGGGTGCTGCCAACAAACGTCACAATTTGTAGATAAATCTGATCAGTGATTGAATCCCTACATACCAAAACTATTTTATCAGTGTCTAAAGCACAGACCGATAAACCATAAAGGTTATTAGTGTAGTTATATTTGGTGGCTGTACCTGTACTTGGAATAGACCCAGATGTATCTACAACAACGCATGCTACGTTATAAGAGGTATCAATATAGCATAAAGCGGTTCTGCTGGAGTCGAGCTTAACCACGCCATGCTTTTGAAAAGCATGGCGTGCAGCGTCAATTGTTAGATTTACATCGACGTTAGCTGTTGGGGTGTCCCCTACGACTGTTACAATAGAACCTCTTATTGTTGACAGGTTATCGTATTGCCCTGTTATAAGTGCTTTATCAGTATCAACTTCATTTACTAAGAGTCTTTGCATGTCGCTTGAATTTTGTTGGCTTTCTGAGGAAGCTGGCTTAGTACACGTCAAACCACTAACTGTAACAACCTGTGCAACCAAGTCGAAACTACTAGTCTCTTGAAAGGCTATCAGTAGTTTATCTGCACCTATCTTACATACGTCCATTAGGGTATGAGACGATGAAGTGTTTACACTTCGGGAACTTGCCAGTAAATCAACACCTTTTGCCCCAACCCAGTTTAACCAATCTGCAAACTGCGCTTTAGTCACAAAGGTAAATGGTGTAGACCACTCACTAAACCCTGTAACATCTCCCTCATACCTAACTCTCCAGTAGTGGGTTAGTGTACCCTCAACCAGTCCTGTTGCAGTTATGCTTTCCAGATTAATAGCGTCTGTACCACTATCAAAGTATATAGTTGAGAAGTCACTATTACCAACTTGCCACTGACTAGCTGTATGCGTTTGTGATCCTCCAGGAATAGAGGTAAATGAATCACCAGTTAATTGAACAGACGCGCCTACGCCTGTTAGCCCGTTAGTAGGCGTTAAATTAGTAGGTTTTTGAACGGTTTCATTAACCGTAGTAAAGCTAAACGTTGTTGAAAACGCAGACCAACCCAGTGTGTCTGACTTATATCTGACTCTCCAGTAATACGTGGTCTCGTTTAATGTTAGTCCTGTTTGAGTAAACGATGTTAAATTCACCGCATCCTCTCCACTGTCAAAGTCTATTACAGCGAATGTAGCATCAGTAGATATATGCCATTGGGACGCTTCATGCACGCTTGCGGGTGTTGACAAAAACGCATTAGCGATTAACGTGACCTCATCAGTAACAGTAATATCTAAATCGGTAGGGATTAAATTAGTGGGCGTTTGTACTGCCGCATCTGGAATATTAAATCCAGTAGGAATAGACCTTTGCGACCAAGTTCCGTCAGTGTTTTGGTAACGCACATCCCAAAAATAATCGTCGCCGGTGTCTAACGCAGGACTAACTATCCAATTCTCAACGGCTCCAAGCACGCCAGATAATGCTATTAAATCCGTCATGGCTTCATCACGCGCTACACGAAATTCAGACGCTCCATGAGCTACGCTATATAAACCTCTGTATGCCGATGATATAAGATCGGGCGTAGTATCCACAACCTCAACACCATCTGCTGGTGATGTATTAACGGGAGTAATTACTTCTTCTAGATCTGTTTCTATCTGCTTAGACCATTTGTCTAAATTTAAAGACGGTTGAAAATTTAGATTAGGCGTAACTTCAGTTCCAAACGTAGATGTATATATTTTACGATCTGTAGGATCTTTAGTAATTGAATCCCGTATAAAAGGTGTATCAGGATCCCATACAGGTATACCTTCTAAATTTATATGTTTATTAAATTGCGATTGGCGATTTTGTTCAAAATTAAAAGTTTCATGCGGAGGAAGTTCTCCGCCGTTCCAACCTTCTTCTAGCTTTGCATCGCCTGGATTAACTATGTCAACTGAATCGGCGTCTTCAGCCCACGCTATGTTCACATTTGGTTTGTTATTACTTGCAGTCATATTATACTCCTATAGGTGAAAAGAATCCGCCGAACCCAAAACCTGCGGCTAATGGATTGTCGGCAAAAGCAAAAAAACCAGAACCTGGGGCTTTAAAATATGTTATTTTAACGCCCGCAGCTCTAGGTAAAATTTTATTTTTATCTGAAGATAATATTAATAGCTCATCTTCAGGCGTAAAGTCATGCGATACATATATAGACGCGTGCGCGTTATTTGTGTCTATAGCTATGATGCCGGTATTTGTGCCAAATAAAGCTTTAAATACGTCTATAAAATCTTCAAGTGTTCCTGACGCCGCGTTATACGCCGCTTTAGCTTTTATATAATTTCTATATTGACTATCGTTTAAAAAACCGTCTGTGATAGTCTCTTGAGGGCCAAGCGGTATTATAGTCTCTTCTGTACGTGGACTAACTATAGAAGCATCGCCATTCAGTGTCCATCCCTCGAAAGTTTCAGGAGAAATGAATTCTGCTCCCACTGCCGCCGCATTAACTCTTTGGTAAGCAGTCCTAGAGGAATTAAGCTCTAGTTGCGGCGTGTAAACAGACAACCCTTCTCCCGCCACGCCTAGATAAGACTCACCACGCGCAGAGGTTGGAGTTGTAACGAGGCCCATGCGAACCGCTGTGGAGGCAGCTAAAGTGGAGGTCATGGTGCATAAATACCTTCCAGCCGATACCTCAGAAATACTCGCCGTCACTCCCGACTCTACGCTAACTACACCATTGCTTAGATCAAAGTTCGCATAGTTGGCTGTACCATTATCCCATAATTGCAACACGCTGCGTTCGTCTGCCTCCGCCTCACAGCTAACCGTGTAAACCCCAGCTAGACCAGAAACCCATTCATACTGCAGAATATGTGTGGCGCTAGTAGCGGCCTCCTGTATCTTGTTTCCGTCAACGGTGATATTACCGGAAGGCTTTTTCCAGTCGGTATTACTGAAATCTTCCGTATAAGTAAAAACATTCCTTCTAGCGTCCGAGGTATAATCAGCGGCGTTAAAGTCTACTGCTAGAGTGCTGGCATTGTACAACTTCACCTGACTGACTGAACCGTTTAGTCTATTGGACGCACCGGACGCGCTCGCCCCTATCTCTATTTCATTTGAGCTGTTGAAAATAGTCCCAAGAGTTATAGCAACAGTATCACCTAACTTAGTCCAGTTTTCGCCGCGGTCTGTGGAAGTATAAAAAATTGCCGTCGTTGCGGTTAAATCTAACCTCAAAGATATTAAATCCCCGTCTGAAGCAGGTACGACTTCAGTAGAATCGGCGGTCAGCACACTCGACCCGTCATTAGTCCATCTGAATCTAAGCTCGCCAGCCACGCCGCCGTTTTTCACGGCTAAATAGAAAGCTATATCGGTGGAGTCGTCTGACTGAGAAACTATATCGGTAAACCCCGCGGGGCTCCAATCGTCAAGTGCCACGTCATAACAGATGATCTGATTGAGTGTTGACATATCTTGCGCGGGCGTACTAGCATAATCCCCGCTGGCACCTGGTAAAACCATATACCCGTCGAAAAACTCAAATTCGCTTTCTGTTTGATTTACAGTGTAGAACGGCCCTACCCCAAACGGTAAAGCGGAAGACGTACTTGCAAAGCCAAAGTATGGGATAAATGCACCATCTATAACATTCCTACTTTGTCCAACTAATTCTCCTAATATATCTAACTGTACTCCTGACGCTTCGCTTAAATTTCTATATGTTAGAACATTTTGAAACACGTCTTCTAAATTTTGACCTTCTTCTAATAAAGCAGAAATATAGTTTTTTAAATTTTCAGCTTCACTAAATTGAACTCCTAATCTAGATAAAGCTAAAGGTACAACGTCTATATGGGCTATCATATTATTGTTACCTCTATATTGTCTAGCGTAAATTGCGATTTTTCATTAAAAGCTATGGATATGTCGTCTGTATCGTCGACGGAAGGCGCGCCGCCTGCAGCTATTGTAAGAAGACTAATGGATATACCTGCTGTAAAATTAATAGGAGTATAAAGTTCAGTACGTATAACATCGTCTGAAACTCCAAATTCTTTTCCCACTACTAAATTGCCATTTGCATAATCTACTATCGCCTGTTTAATATCGTCTATCCCTGTTTCTGGAAAACCTTCGAACGTATCAATGTTTACTTGTATATAAATATCAATAGGAGTAGGTCTTGAAAAGAATACCGTATACTCTACCCCTTGGCTGTCTGTTCCAATATCAGTCGTATTGCCCGAAGTAGATATACCCGTTGGTTTCTTTAATAAAATAGCAGATGCGATGTCTGTACCTTCTCCGCCTTCTACTATAGATCGTATAGAGTGAGGCGGTAATCCATTTGCGTCTACTGCGTCTTCCTGATTTTCAAATGTTACGGCATATGTTACAAGTGGGAGTGCTAAAATTTCTGAAGTAATCGATTCTAAAACTGTAACAGCCGGTTTAGTTACAGACTTAAGCCTGCGAATACGCAATTCAGCGTCTGTTTCTTCGTTCTGTCCTGGCAAAGCGTCTTCAGCATTAGTGACATTATCCCATCCCGTAATTGGCGAATCTATTACTGTTATGCTTCCGGCTAACGCCTCTATAGGACCTGTAACTATATTTGTAGCGGCGATGTTAATACTTCCGCCTATAGGTATAGTAACTTCTATATCAGTTGAAAATGTCGCATTTCCAGAAAGCGTAGAAACTAAACTTCCTAAAGGTATAACAGTAGATGGTGTGCCTGATACTGTAACCTCGGCGGTTGTGGCTATAGCAGGTTCTCGTTCTATTGCATTTAACTGCACCAGGTTAGATAATGCCGCGCCGGTAGCTTTAGTAGGAGCGAAAGCATTATAGCATGCTTCAGCTATTTCCCATAGATTAGCATCTGATTCAGAGTACACCCCGTTGATTTGACCATCGGGTGACTCTGGTGTTAGGTTAAGATTACTACCTAAGACAGAAGTAACCGCAGCGTTTTTATCGGCTAAAATCTCAGGGAGTCTTTTACGCTTAAAACCTTCGTCTGTTACGCCATTATCCATTTATAAAGACCTCTTCATTAATGATTTCACCATATGTAGTTTCTGCTGAAAAAGATATGTTTAGCTTTCTGCTTTGCTGGCTATCTAATTCAAGAGAGAATTCTAGCAGAGTCCGCACACCAGGTGTTAATGCTATACGGGCTTTTATAAGGCTTTCAATATTATTTAGATTAATTGGCTTAATAAATATTTCTTGAAGCCATGGTGTTCCTGCCGCTTGGTCTAAGAACCATTCCTCTAAATAGAATTGTAATCTAGTGCGTACGCGCTGTACTACTTCGCCGCCGTTAGAAGCTATTTCGATGCGGCCATTCTGTACAAATATATCGTTGTTACTATCTAGTGCGCGACTTATGCCCATTAGTTAGGTACTCCTGTCGGGGTTACTGGTCCTGTTGCGGCTGAAGGCGATCCTATGTGGGTATGCGTTTTACCTGACACAGTGTCACTTATGTGGTCTGATGCGGTACTCTCACCCGATATATCAGCATCTCCGCCTACAGTAAGATCATTACCCACAGTTAGATTGTCTGTTGTTTCTACTTCAGGCGTAGACAGTAGAACTTTTATAGGTGATGTTAGTTCTATCTGTTTATCGTTTTTCAAAGCAATCTTGACGTCGCCCTCGTCATTACGTATTTCCATATCGTCGACATTAAAAGAGTCGATGACATTAACAGCCGAAGATAAACCTAGCTGGCATATGGCGTCAGAGTAATCGTGCATTCTCCAGTCAGTAGGAGTTTGTTCGCCGCCGTTTTTATGCCATGCGTCTATCGATCTTTCAGAAAAATGCACTAAGCATTCATCTCCAGCCTTAACGGGAAATGTGATACTCCAGCCGCCACTTCTAGGGAACATGACAGGAACATTAATCAGTTTTGGAATAGATACCACTCGCTCAGTTTCACCGCCACCCTTTTCTTTATTAACGAATACACGTTTTATCAACGGTTGAATTTCTGCTGTCTGCTTTGCCGCGTTGAAAGAGACTACTTTACCAGGTATAACAGTGTGTAGATCCTTCTGCATATTGATAAACGCTCTACGTATAGCGGCACTTAAGGAAGGAGCCTTATTGTCTATGTTATCAGACATTTAATATGCGTCCTTCTACAACAGAAAACCAATTGTCGCCATGAGTGTCGCCGTCGAATGTAACTTGAAAGGCCTTATACAAACCTTCGCCTGAAGTTCTTGGCAATTCTCGGAACTGAATACCACCTATAGCTACATCTGCAAAAGCTGATTCCACTTGAAAAGCTCTGTTAGGAGATAATTCAGGGTTTAGTAACGTAGTTACGTTTACACCTAACTCTGTAATCGTTGGCGAGCCAATCATACCTGTCACTTGATTTATCAACACTGCGTTTTCATTTTCTAGTACTTGCTCATTAGGAACAGTAATAAGGTTTCCATCTTGTATACTCCACTGGAAGCCATAATCTTCTGCAAGTTTATCCAGTATATCCTTTGACGACCCGCTCAAGGTTTGCCCACGCAGTTTATCGGCGGGAGTATCTAGACCTTGCAGCACGCCTAACGTAGTATCGACAAACGATTGAGCTATTTCTGTTACGATCTGCTTTAACGCTATATTCTCAGAAAGAGTCTTGTTGAATATAGAGTTCTGCCAATCGGCTTCTCCGTCCCCAGCGAATACTGTTACGATCCTATCGGGTCCCATCTTACGCTGAAACACGTTTCTGATTTGGCCTTTAAATATTAAGCGTACGTTACCTTCATAACCCGCGTTTAATGCTATGTCGGTATATCGCGTTTGTAGCTTTGACAAAGTATCCTTATTTGGATTGTATATCTCTATCTCAGCTAAGTTAGGAAAACTCATTAAACTTTTTGTAATCTTAAAGCTTACTCTCAACCCAGTAATATTTCTATTAACGCCATCAGTTGAGATAGATAAAGAATACGCTCTTTTATACTGACGTGACACTTGCTACTTCGCCTGCAGTAAGTTGAAATAGTTTAACGTCTGTTCCTAGATTAGTCGCGTCGGCGTCTAAACTAGAATCTGTGATGTTAATCATATACAGTCTTTCAGGGCCTGATACGTATGGAGACATTATATCATCACCTATGGTTAACGCTATACCATTTATCAATGCTACAGTGCCTAACGATATATCTAACGCCCATAAGTTAGCCCTTGAATTATAATATACTCTGAAAGTATAAAGAACTGAGTTAAGAGCTATGGTAAACTTTTGCTCAGGGTCAGAACTTAATGGCACTTCTATCATGGCTAATACCGTTAAAATAAATTTATAATTTGCTGTAAGACAGACGTTTGAGTAGAATCTCCAACCGGTATAGTTTCCTGACGGCCGTTATCTATTGGAGGGCTTGCTTGTTCTCGGGTTGTACCTTCTTCTAAATCACTGGGTGGGATATCTACGATCTGCGACTCAGTAATAATAATCTGTTCTAACTCTATATTCAAGAAAACCGCTTGAGACGTGTCTTTATCTTGCACAACAGCTAATCGCGTTATTACCATGTTATCATACACAACCAAACGTGTAGTAACAACAATAGGCTCTCTTCGTTCTTTTAAAGCTAAAAGAAGGGCATAAGCTTGCTGGCTGCGTGTAGCATTTTCATTAGTAGAAGTCCCGAATAGATTAGTTACGCTATCCACCAGCAAAGCAAAAGCCGCAAGACCTAATGGCGAATCAGTAACTACCGCCCGCATGCTTAGTTTCTTAGGAACAACTATCGCATGGTCTGTTACATCTACGCCGCTTTCAATAGGATTTTGCGTTAATCGAATAGTATTGTCATGCGCTTCTTCAAGAACACTATCTAACTGTATTCCGCCTAACGAACGTTTAGTGCGTATGAATAGGTTTTCGAATGCCATTATAGCCTCACAGGAGAATTTAGGTCGATGGCTGTTTGTTCTGTCATATTAGATAACTCGCGGCGTATTGCGGCGGCGGTAAGTTCAGGAGATTCATTTCCAGAGACTTGTATATTTACACCTCCTTGTATAGTCGTACCGACGGCGTTGTTATTCGTAGTACTTACGTCTCGTGAAAGGCGCTGCCCAACGTCTGGAGATGTTGAAACGTCATCGCCGCCGAATATTCCAAACACGGTATCTTTAAGATTATCAAGTGAAAATGCGTTTTTGATGTTCTCTTTAAGGTCATCAAAACCTGTAGTAAATCTATTGAATATATTATCTACAAAAATATCTATATCTTTTTTTAACTGATTAAGAACTTGACGGAAAGAACCGGCGCCTAAATCTCTAGTAAACAATTGAAATATCTTAGACCATCCGTCAAATATAACTTCTGTTATAGCGGAGATACCTTTGAATAGTAATGCTACAGTTTTTATCTCATCAGCCCACTGCGGATATTTCTGCAGCATATTTCCGATGAAGCTTTCGCCTCCTTCAAAAAACACTTTAGCGTCTTGCGCAAGTAAAGCTATAGCAGTAAGTACCACGGCTATCAAAGCTGGAAGTAGAAGCATAGCGGCATTCATAAGAAGTGTAGCGCCAGTCAAAGCGCGCATTAGTGTCAGAAGTATAGTCAATGTGGTTATGAACTTAACCGCTATAAAACCGACAGTTGCTGCTGTTAATATCTTTATAGCAAAAGCCGCTTTTTCTATAAACTCAGGAATACGCTGTTCAATAATGTCCCTGTTGATTTTCCACCATTCTGTAAAGTCGTCGGCCAGGTCTTCTAAGTTAGGAACCAACGACCTGGCTATAACCCTTGATACTTGCTTTATCACACGCCATATGTCAACAAGTGAATCTTGAAACTCCTCGGCTAAGCGCGCGTCTTCACGGGTAGTAGTACCTAGAAGTTCTGCTTCCGCAACTAGTTCTTGTATTCCATCAGATCCTATTTGAAGCAATCTTATAGAATCACGCAAACCTAGTTTGTCTGCTATCTCTAATTGCTGAGACTTACTAAACTGGTCAAACCTATTCGAAACTTCAAGAAGAATTTCATCAGTATCTTTTAATTCGCCATTGGCTTTGGCAATCTGAATGCCAAGTAAACCAAATGCTTCTAATCCAGAACCTGTGCCGCGGGCAGCTTCGCCGATGCGTACAGATAGCTGTTGTAGGCTACTAGACAAACCATCAGACGTGCCGCCTGCGCGTTCTTGTGCAAATTGTAAAGCATCTAATTGACCAACTGATATTCCTATTTCGTTAGCAAGTTTTCCCTGTTCGTCACTAGCGCGAGTAGTTGCTATAGTAAAACCGACAACAGCGGTTGTACCAGCGACTAAAACTGTTGCAAGTTTTTTAACTAGATTAAGAGTGCTATCGAGTTCCTTTTGAAACTCTTTAAGGCCTTCTTCATCGTAGTCAAAACCTAAAGCAACTAATAATTCGTCTAATGGCATTATTTTAAACTCGCTCTTAAATCTAACATTTCATGCATATCAGCTACGTCGCAGATATTATAAGTTCCATTTTGTAATTCTGCCAAGGTGCACAAAGGCGGATCGGCAAATACTGGCCTATACAACCATAAATCCAGATTCGGGAACCTCTTTGCGTCTATGATTTTTCCTGTAGAGTGGCCAGGAGGACTTCTGCCTTCTGGCCTTTGAAAAAATCCGCGTAGTTAGCCTTAATAACAAACAGACACGCTTTATACATCTCACCTAAACCGGCGTCGTTATAGATTTTATCGAAATTCTTATCTGTTATACGTTCGCCATCACGTTTGGTGGCTTGATCAGTTAGTATTTCTTTTATTAAATTAGTAAGATCTTCAGGGGAAACTTTATCGAATACAGAAGATATTACGCCTTCAAAAGCTTCTACATTAACTTCGGGGGTTTTACTGGTCGTGTCTACCCCCTGGAATAGCTTAATCAGAGAGTCTCCAAACGTTTTGACTAGTTTAAATTTCATAGTAATCTGCTTTGTCGCAGGCCACTGAGTGGTTACATATAGGGCACTATTTATGGTTTCTTCTATTGTTTCACAGCTCATTAGTTTTACCTCGGCTAAAAGATTTACCCGTTTTTAAAAGAGAGTACGAAGACGTATATAGCCGGGTAAAAATATACGCTTGACCTTCGCACTCCCTAGTTCTTAAACTGCTCCGCCTAAGTGAAGCATATCCAATCGTTCTACGACTATAACCCATTCTTGCGACTGGACACTTTTGCCTCTGGTCATTGACGCCGGTCGCTGAATATATCCTTGCGTACCAGAACCTAGGTCAGTATTGCGATTATCTTTCATCTGAACAAACACAGGAACAAACGCGCCGTTTTCTTGTGCTGAAATAAGGCCAGATAAAAAAGCATTACTATTCGACGTAGATAAAAGTCTAAACCCAACAGTACCTGATCGGTCGGTACTAAGCGAAACTGTCATTTCGCCTTCAGCCCCAATAGTATGTATAGCTGAATCGTTTAAACGCTCTAGATTAATTACGTCATCGCCTTCGTCGAAGCCCGTAATTTCGATTCCCTGAACGAGCAGGGTGATGTCTGCAAATGAATAAACTTGCATTATTTAGCTCCTTATTGCTCGAAAACGCCTTGGATTTGCGCGCCGTGAATAGCGCCTGCACCAAGAGCAATGAATGATAAACCGTTATAATCGCGCGCGGCAACGTCTCCAGCAGGTGCGTCGGCTACAGGAGTTGCAGACGTGCTATAGCCATTAGGTAAAAATACACCGTCTATGGTTTCGCCAGGAGCAACTAAACCATTTCGAACAGCTTCATCAAGAACTCTAATAGTCTGCTGCTCTAAAACGGCCGTGCCGGCGTCAGTATAAGGGACTTTAGTACCCGACTTTAATCTGCCAAATACTTGTTGCTGAATAGCGTCGGTAAGCCAATCTGTTCCATGGATCTCGTCAAAGAAGAAATTACCGCCCATATACGACTCGCCATATACGGCTCCTGACGGTCCAACGTTAAAAAATGCGTTACCACGTTTGCCATCCAATACTGTTTTCTGATTTGACGACATAGTCTCGGCAGAAATGCCCGGTAGATGTTTGAACTTTAGGGTTATAGTAGAGTCTGGTTGCGCAAAGTCAACTGTAAAAGCCCGACCGGCAATAGACGCGCTAGGGTATTCATCGACATAAGAACTAAAAGTGCTTAGGGTCCTTGCGCTTATAGAAGCGTTTAACATACTAATAATGTCATTAGTAACCACTGGATCAAGTACATCTAGATCGTTAGAAGTATTAAAGAATACTTTAACTCTCGCCTGTATCCAAGCCGCCGCAGCTACAACCGCATTTTCAGTATTAACTACGGCCGCGTCTCTAACTTCTTTAGTAAAGATTAAACCATACCAGTCGGAAGAAACCTGCTCAATAGCGTCTAACGCCTCGGTAATAGTTTCACCGGCAATGCCATTGGTTTTAATGGCTTCACCTTGTCGCATTTGCAGTAGTGAACTAATGTCCGTACCAGCTCCTGTCGCGGTTAAGAATGATATAGCCGAAGATACGCCTGTTGTACCTGAAGTTATAAAAAACCTAGTACCGTCATGTGTAACAGTAGCGTTTGTATAACCACCTGACGCTATAGCTCGTACAACAGTCTGTATTCCAGCTGCCACGTCGTCTAAATCAGTATCACCGGAAAAATCTAATCCTGTAATATCTTCTTCAGCACCGTCTATAGAGATAGTAAAACTACCATCGGCGATCAGCGTAAACAAAGCTAAATTTTCGGGCGTGTTAGCAACAGCACCGCCTCGTAACTCCGCGGCTATATCGTTTTCAGCGCGTACTGATACCCTAAATTCCGTAGGTTTAGGTTGTTGACTAAAATAGGCATTGGCTAATGCCATTACTTCTGAGTTTGAAGGCCAGTCGGCGGCAACACTAGCCGCGTCTTGATACGCACGAATACGCTCTGCAAACCCGATTACTCCTGTTTCTGCTGTTACACAATTGAGAATACCAAACCCTTTACGTGAAGGGAATGAGGCTCCAATTGTGATACTAACATCAACAATACTTTTAACTGGAATTGTCATGTGTCCACCTCAACACTAATAGGGATTGAATTCCCTGGTGTTTGAAATTCGCCAGAGATACTGCCCGATTCGATAGATCTTAATATCTCGGCGTCTGTACCTATAGCACTTAATGTTAGATCAAACTGAGCGCGTTTTTCCCACTCAGCTTCCAACACTTCTGATATGTCCCGCACCTCAGATCGAGATGTAAGGCCCATATTTACTGCTCGCAATGCTGCTAGTGATGTTTCACGCATAAAACCTGTACGCGTTCTTCTAGCATTATCCATTGCAGTATCGTCTTCATCATCTCTATAAAACCCTATAGAGACCATTATTTCTCTTGCGCCTTCTATTGTTTGATCAATATCAGGATCTACTTGTCTATTATCTAGAATTTTACTTTCCCAACCTATCGCCGTGTCAATCATAATGTCAACGTCAGCGTAAGCTTCTATTGGCCTAAGTCCATTGTCTTTGGCCAGTATAGCAAAATCCTCTTTATTAAGAATTGTGTTTATTAAATCTCTAACTAATTCGTTTATAGCGTTTTCTAAAATCATTCTTTGGCCGCTAACACAGTAGTGTGCCCATAAGAATCCCAATCAGCACCAGATATAACGCGCCATCTGATTCCTTTAAAAATTATTATATCGGCTTCTCCTTGCTGTCTATCGCGCGCTGTATATATTGGTTTATTACTAATAAATTTAAAAATAGATTTATCGCGTTGGCCTTCAGGTAAATTTTGCAATTCGTCAGGAGTAGCCGGTTGCGCACTTGCCATAGCCATAAAAGTAGATGCCGCACCAGGAACCCAAACGCCATTTATGCGTTCCCCTCCTGCTTTACGCTCTACCTTAATTATTTGAGCGGTATCTGAATCTAGCGCTTCTGCCACGTTAATAGGCATTAATCTTCAACCTGATAAGTAATAGACTGTCTTAAATGGCCAGTATCTACTAATGGATTTCCCTCGCGGTTTTTCAACGCTGGAGAACTAATAGAAGTAATTTTATCTTGAACATCTGATTGTACCTGAAGCCCTAATATATTTAATGCTTTATTTAATGTCATTTTACCTTCAGATATTTGCTTAGCGAGTTTACGCATTAATGCTTTGTACTTTCTTTTATTACCAGCAACTGTAGATCTTAAATAACTTCGTTCTGGTATATTTCTGACTGGACTTCCAAATTCTTGAACTAGTCCAACCATTATAACTGATGTTCCGTCTGGGTAATTATTACTTCCTTTTGGAAGTCCTACTTTAACGTTACCAGGACCGTTTAAGGCTTTATCTATTTTGTCAAGGCGCTTTTTAGCTTTAATTGGTTTCTTTTTTATACGCACTTTAAAACGTGACATTATTTTGTGGCTATGGCAACACCCGCAAAACATGTATTACGCAAATGCAAGTATTGCTGTCCATAAGATGTAGTAGTTAAAAAATCGTCACCGTCTGATCTGTCTTTTGCTACTACAGATCTATTAACCGTAACGCCTCCTGCTGTTTTCCCAGATACAGGTCCAGCCTTTCCAGAAGTATCGCCCGCTTCGGTAAAAGTTCCTGCCTGTAATAAATGCGCCGCTAAATACTCTTGAGCCTTATTATACCGATTGCACCATCTAGCTTCATTAGTACCTATGTAATCGACCGCGTCGTTTAAAAATAAGTCTATACGCGCATCAGGATATATCGCGCTGTCAGAAAATTCTGGAAAACGCGTTCTAAAAGATGATATGGTTGCAGCCATTATGGACCTTCTCCCCCACTAATAATTAACAGTATAAAAGCTGCTAATATACCAGCAAGCCATTTAAACACACCTAACGCCACATCTTTTTGACCTTTATCAATACTTTTTTCTTTAACTATGGATTCAAGTCTAGAATGCATGTCTACTTTAAACTGATCGCTATCTTCTTGCAGATTAGCGACAAGCCTTTCCAATGAAGCTTTATCACCGTGATTTGCTTGCCATAATTCGGTTTCTCTAATACGTTTATCATGACTATCTAGTTTGGTGCCATATCGGTCTAACGTATGTCCATGGGTTTTAACTTGTTCTTGTACCCTTACTACTTCAACAAGCTGTTGTTCCATAGAGATTAAGCGGCTAGATATATCGTCTAATGCCTTCCAAAGACGTTTATTAGACACTTCATCTATTTGTAAATTATTTTCAGCATTCATAAGGTGTAGGCCGTATTGAACTTTCTAAGCTATTTAGTATTATATAAATAGCTTAGAAAGTTCCCTCGTTAGAAGGAACTTTCGTTTTTTACTACTTTTTTCCACTAGGCGATGGAGGTTCTGGTACAGCTTTAGAAGGGGATTTACGACCTTCTTTTTTATCTAGCGATGTACCAAAATCGATTTTATCGTCATCATGTAATACTTTAACAAACTTTAAACCTTTTACTGCGGCCCAATGCTCATCATTAACGACGTTAAAACCTGGTAACAAACGAACAGTAACTCTACGTCCCTGTTTGTCTGTGCCTTTTATGTTATACGGTCTTGCCGTATTATTCATTACCCCGGACATGATTTATATTCCTTCTAAAATTGAAGCGGAAAGAGGATAGTATACGTTCACACCGCCGATTCTAGCTCTACCAGGAACAACAAATTCTAGATTCTTTTGTTGAATAGGAAGATATTCTAGTTCAACAGGAATCTCTAGTTCCAGTTTATCAGGGCTTCGGTTATATACTACCATTGCGTCAGCCGCCAAATTCGGATTTAATGATGACAAGCATTCATTAATAGGAATTACGTCGTTAACGCTATTAAGATACGGGCTATTTTGAACAACATACATCAAAATAGTAGTATCGCCGTTTGCACTTCGAGGCGTTGACGAGATATATGACCATTGCGCGGGAGGGAGAAGCAAAGTATTAGCTTGCTCAACCATTTGCGTAAGCTCAAAAACATCTGAAAACGCATCATTAATATCAAACAGAATTTGATCTGGAGTCTTATTAACCCACTCAGTACCACCGCCTGGATCAACAACATTACCAGATGGGATATTTGGATTACTAAAGAAACCAGGTAAGCCGCTTGTAGCGTCGCCAAAGAACGCAACGTCGTTAAGCGTCTGTTCTACAGAACGCCGTGAAGCATTGGCACGCCGCTGATCAAGACCCATACCTGTAAGCTGTGATGCTTGTATTTCATCTAAACTATATCCATATGAAATACCTACGGAACGAACAGGAATAGAAGTTTCCTTGCCGGCAACGTCTGCGCGTGGAAGATCATCAGCATAAGCCTGAATAATTTTCGCAGCACCCGCTTGGTCGTAAGTCCTGTACGTAATAGTATTAATACCAGGACCTGCTTCGTTAGATACAGGAAAAAGCATACGGGCTTTTAACTCGGCATATTGCACATCATAGCTACGCGCTTTAATATGCTCTAGCTGGCGTTGAAAGAAAACCGCGCCATCTGCGTCAAACAACGCATCTTCTACGGCTAAAGAGATAGCGTGATCAATGCTCACGGTTTCTCCGTCATTAGCTGTTATTCTCATATTTGGTCTCCTTATGAGCCAGATGTAGTTAGAGTTGAATTTAGTCGTATAACGGCAAGTCCACCAGCCGCCGCAGTTGAATCCCACACTGCGTCGTTTAGTTGTTCTTCACCGGCAACGGCTGCTCCTGAATCTAGTACACCTGTTGCGGCGACATAGTTAACAAGATCGCCAGGCGTGCAACCTGTCGGACATACGGCCCAAATGTAACCGCTGCGTATAATAGCCGCAGTATCATCTTCGTCGTATTGAATTGCGCCGGTATTTGCAGCGCCTTCTTTATCTAGAATACGTGCTGTAATTCCAATAAAGTCTGTGCCGCCGATAACCGCTTGATTATCCGCGTCTGTACCACGACTTACGGCCAAAGCGAAAGCCGCACCAGCGGGAGTTTCGATTGATCTAGAAATAATGTCGTGAGGAGCTTGCGCATAAATCAAACCTGCGTAAGCTACTGGGTGTAAACGATCATATGCAATTTGTGCAGGCATTATGATTTATCTCCTTTCCATGCGTCACGTGACTTTTTAGCAAAATCAGCGCGGGCGTCAGTAACCGTATTTTTGTTTTCGTTACTAGGGCCTTTACCGTTTTGCAGCTGCAATGCGCTGTCGATATGACGCGCACTCATGGTAACTTTAGGATCTGACGCAAGACTGTCAAAACGCGCACGGATATAATCCGCCGATACGCTTTCAATGTCGACGTCAGAGCAAGCATCAGCTACAATTTCTTTGCGGATTGTTTCGCAATCTTTGCCTTCCCATTTAAAATCGTTATTGATCTTAACTGCGGCGTCACGAGTTGCGATACGATTTTCGACGAGAGCATCTAGTTGCGCTGGAGTAGGCTGTTTTGCAACGGCATCATCCAGTTTAGCCTGAAGAGTATCCATTTTAGTTTTATTGTCTTTCTCTTTGGCTTCTTCGTCGTCTTCTTTCTTTTTGGCTTTTTCTTCGTCTTCTTTGGTTTTCTCTTCAGCATCAGATAAGCGTCCCTGCAGCTTTCGCACTGCTTGTGCCGCTTGATCATCAACTTCAAAGTCCACCCCATCGATGGTAATTTTAGCCATGTTTGGCTCCTTAGGTTTGGGTGAATTATCGGACACTTTACAAGCAGGGCCGCAGCGTCCTTTATCGACAAGAGCAATATGATTACCCTTGATGTTTCGCTGGATGGCGTCGTAACTATCACCATCTGGCGTAACTCCTGGTACCATATCCATGTCCGAAGTATAACCATTAGACAATTCGACTTTACCGTCCTCTACATTTTTAATAGCTTTAGCATCAGTAAAATGTAAAACAGCAGAAACGAATATTCCGTCTTTGGTTATCTCTGGACCGGAATGGCCTACAGACAATTCTTTAGCATTGGTAGCATCTACCAAAACAGAAGGATGATCGTCTGTGAGAATTTTATTTGCAAAAGAAGATAACGAATCTTCGCTAAAAACTTCTTCTGGTGGGCGATATACCCTGATTATATCGGCTGGATCTTTATCTTGCAAGCCTAATTCAAAGGCTCTATATTCTTGAATACCTGTTCTTGCTATAGTAGCTTGAACTATTAGAAAACCTTCATCAGTATATTTTCTATTTGTTGATACGTTTACGCGATCGCGGATTAACATAATAATTGATTTATCCCATTACGTCGATTTGAAAAATATTAACTTGTTGGTACCAAAAAGTACATCTATATTTTTATCAATGGTTGAGCTACGCACCTACATTGAATATCTTCACCTGGATGTCCTGTATCTTTTGGTGGATTATCCCAACGGAAGGTTTTTCCGTTCTTTGCTTTGTGCGATGGTCTTGTTCTCTCGTCGCCGGCGGTGCGCCATATATACTCTTCTACTCCGAGATTCTGCTGCCTTTGCTGATTAAGCGCGGAATTCATTTTCGAAGTTTGATCACGCGCTATAAGTTTCGCTCTATTTTCAGTAACTTTTCCTACTTCGCGAAGTTCTTTGATCATAGAGCTAGGGCGTGAGCCTTGCGTAGTACCTTCAAAAACGAGTGTTTCTACTTTCTTAAGATATTCATCGGGTATTGACTGTATTAGCGCTACATTCTCTCGTGTTTTAGCGATTAGTATATCTTCTAAATTCTCATTCTGCACTATAGATTGTAAGTTAACGCCGACGGCTGATTCCAATGCAGAGTAGAATTTACGCTTATTTACTTGATTCGATGCAGAAACAAAACTATTAGCTACCGTATTAGCCTCAGTAGTAATGTTAGCATATTTAGATCTAAGCGCGTTAAACGCTTGGGTTAAAACCGACGCGTAAGCATCATTAACATACTCCGCTTCAAACTGAACCAAAATCGGATTAATATTAGTAGCTATATCTTTTTCTAGCGATTTAGCTAAGTTTAATAAAGCTCTTCGATATTTAACCTCAATCTGTTTAGGAGTCTTTACCGGACGGGGTTTCCGCGTTTTGTTCTTCCTCTTCGATACTCTCAACATTACTTGGGTCGGTAAAGGCGTTATTGAAGTCGTCATCTTTTTCTTCCTTTTCAAGATCTTTTATATGATCATCCGATATGTTGTCATACGTATCATTCTGCTTTAAGTCTTTAGCAACAGTACTAGGCAATATAACGCCGCTGTCCATATAGATCTGATCGCGTTGAGCGTTTCTATATTCGATTTCGGACTCTTGACTTGGAGTCATCTGGAATAGCGAATTAAATTCATATCTAAGAAGCTTAGGATCTTCTATTCCTATATTGTGCGCCATGATCTTATCGAATATATTTAACTTTGGTCTATACTCGAAATTTTGATCTGCTCGCACTTTATCATAGTAGTTCTTTAAATCACCTTCGCCTGTAGCGTTTAAACCATTAGCAGATGATCCTAATAGTCTAGTTGCTGGTATATCTGTCGCCGCAGAAAGTATCTGCATAAACGTATCTATCAAATCTGGTAAACTAGCAAACGTATTATTTTTAGACTCATGATCCTCATCTGAATCTAATAGCATCATATTGTTATTACTCTTTAATACACCCGCTAAGGCAAAGCGCTTTCTAAGTAATTTTTCTTGCTCATCATTAGCTAAATAGGACATTAAACCTTTAATTTTGATAATGTCTACATTTGTTTCGTATACCATTCCAGCTGAAGAGTCTGTCGTAGTATTAAAGTTAATAATGGCTTCATACAAGCGATCTAATATAGAATCAGACCAATAATTAGATTGTCTAAATTCATCGAATGGAAGCTCAACCGCGTCAAACCGTATCATACGCGAATGATGTATTCTAACAGATGTTTGATTTAATCGATAAGTAAGAGGCAGACCAAAATTAGCTTCAAGTGGATTTTGTTCTACTATACCATCATGCGATACTCTATGCCTGTCGATAACCTTAATATGCCTTAACCCGCCTTCTTTAATATTGCCAATATCGAGAGGCTCATCAGGTTTTTTACCGTCATCCACGTCCATTATTATAAAAGCTGTACCATATAATCTAGCCCATTTATGAGCTAGATTCCAATTGCGAACTAACACTAACCGTTCTTCTTCAGCTTCAAGAGCTTCGCGTTGTTCATCTTTTAAATCATCTGAGTTAAAAGTTCTCCATTCGCGTGTCATATCGTTAGGAATAATATCGACTACTTTACCAGATAGCCAGTCTGTCCTATACATAGCGTCTAGTTCAATATGATTACCCGGCGCGTGAAAGTCCTTTGCTATTTACAAAAGTACTTGCATTCCTTTTATCTTGTTCGGTACCTAAATTAGCAACTAGATTTTCTAATCCATCTTTATAAAACGGATCAGATTTATCATTGACGCTAATTATTTTAGCTTTTTCAGTCATAACATTATCCTATGGCCAGAGGGCCTTTATTATCAGCATGCAAATAAAACGTATGCGCCTCTAATGTGGTAAAATCATCGTTAGCGCGTAATATAAATTTCATATTTCTATTACCGTCTAAAGTAATAGTGTCGGTATCTAGTAGAGCGGGTAAATAAAACTGGTCTAATTTACTATTACCGCCGTAGTCGAGCATATATCCTCTATTACCGTTAGACAATAAATCAGCGTTGTTCTTATGATTTGAAGATGCGGTAATATTGATTTCTTGCCCATCTATTTCTAAAAAGAATTTTAAACCGTTTGTTAGCCCGTCTACAATTGCGCCATAATCATCCAGTGACGCATTATTAATACCGTTAACAGTTCCACCTACTTCTCGAATAATCCATAGTTGATCGCCTGGAGGTTGAACCCAAAAGTCTTTAGGTGTCGCAGAATAATCGCCTGTTACATCTTTTGAACCCGTAATGCCTGTTCCATCGTCTGTTAAGTTTCTAACAACTGTAACACCTACTGGCTTAACAACGCTTCTATATTTATTCTTTAACGAGCTCATATTATTCTCCTAAGATAATGAATCTCTTGTTATTCCTAGTTGATCAAATATTAGTAAGTCTTCAATAGCATCCATTGTCGGATCTATTTGGTCGTCGTTAGCGTGTGTCATTAATGGGGTAAATTTGGAAAATTCGTCTTTATAGTTGCTTAACCACGCTGCTTCCATAGGAAGATGAACATGTCCCGCGGCGATATGCGGAATAGTACTAAATGCCCTTTCAACTTTATCTCTGTTTCGGCTTATACCTTCAATAGGAATATTAGTAGCTTTTTGAATGTCTTGAATAAGACCTATGCCACTTGATTTATCTTCGACTTTCATAACTTGCACTGGGATAAAGTTAGGGTTCTTACCAGGAGTAAACCTATGCTTATTCCAGAAGTCGATTGCCGCTTTACGTAATTCAGGTGCTTCCCATTTATCCCTTATTTGGTCAATAAGAAAAATACCTTTAGTTGGACTCCACCCCCAGCACTGAAATACAGAGTAATCATGTATCTCGCTCGTCTTTGATGCCGTATCAGCATATATACGTTTAACAGCTATATCTAAAGGAAGAATATCCCAATGCTTCCACCACTTATTTTTGAACATACCGCCACCGAGTGGAGCGGGTACATTACCATATTGGCCTGATGCTGTATATGGATCGACCTTATACATTCGCTCTAATTCTTCTTCATTATGCTTATATTCCCACAATGGACCAGCTTTCAACTTGTATTCAATAGGAATGCCGTGAGTGTACTCTTTAGGGTACCAATCTTTAACAGGTCCTTCAGGCACTGGAGTAGGTAATAAGAGATGATGCCACTTCTCACCAGTTCCGCCTTTAAGCAAAAACCCTGATGGATCGTCTTCGTGCACGCGCTGCATGATAAGTATTATCGGTGTTTCCGATTCTTTCGCAAGCCTCGATTTGAATGTACTATTAAATCGTCTGTTAATTCTGTTACGGGTTGCTTCGGACAAGGCGTCCTCTGGTTTGATAGGGTCATCGACGATAAATGCGCCTGTAAACCCAGACTCCATACGCCCGGCACGAAAACCAGTAACAGGGCCACCTGATGACGTCGCATAAACCCCGCCGCCTTGCTTAGTAAACCACCTTTTCTTCGCTGATGTATCAACCCGTATCTCCCTTGGCCATAGTTCTTGAAATTCTGATGATTCAACTATGTCTCTAGCCATTTGAGAGTTGAGCAAAGCCAGATCATCAGAATATGAAAGATGCATAAATTTAGCTTTAGGATTAACTGCTAACCCTCGCGCCATAAAGAATATAACAGCAAGTTCCGTCTTGGTATACCCAGGAGGAATGTTGATGATGAGTCGTTTGATGTTTCCTACGATGACTTGATCGAGCGCATCAGCAATCAACTGATGGTGATCATTACAGATAAGACGAATGCCTTCTCTCTGTTTAAAGTAATAGCGTGTGAAGTGCAGATGACTCTGTTCGAATACATATTTTAATACTTGGTTATCATTTAACTGTATATGCGCAGTCAATGTTTAATCCTAATAATCAATATCGAACCGTTTGCGAATAAGGCGTATATGCTGTCTAGTCAGTGGTTTATCAGAAACGGGAGCTTTAGTTTCTATCTTCTCTACTGCTTTACGTTTAGGATGCATATACTCTAACAGCTGTTTTGCTGCATCTTGGCTTTTAGCCATTTCTACTATAGAACCACGGTAATCATCTTTAATAAGTTCTACTAGATCTAACCAGTCAAACTCATCTGGCGGTTCATTTCCATACTCTTCTTCAAGGGCTTTAATTTTTAAGTAGACTAATGAGACTCTTCGCGGATCTGTACCGCCCATGATTTTTGTCAGAAATTCGACAGGGTCAGGTATTTTCAGTTCTTCGCAGAGTGCCCGTACTTTTGACTCGGCTGATTCCATGGAAAGGATTATAGTCACAGTTTGGAAGGAATGTAAACAGGCATAAAAAAGACCCCCTATACGGGATCGGGCGTATAGGGGGTCAATAGGTTTTACCAAGGGGAGAGATAAATAGACTATTATCCATCATCTCTACCAACAAACCCGCAATTAAGCGGGTACTAGATGCGTCTAGATTTGTTGGTTACTTAAAGCATAACTAAATTCCTCATTTGGTTGATTGCATAGTCTGTATCATTCTTGATACTCTTTATGCCTTTCGCGTAAGAGGAAATTTTAATCTATTCCTCTTACGCGTTGATGTACACTAGTTTGTACCAATGTTTAATCTAACGTTAAAGCGATCAATTCTAAATCAGGAAATCCAGCTTTAATAATAGGTAGGCAATCACCTGGAATTGCCAAATATCTATCATCTGAATCCGCTTCAGAAACATCAATAGCTGGAACTTCACCGAGTATAAGTTCTTCTTCGTTTTTAGTTGGGTTTTTAATAATACCTATACGCATTATTCTTCTCCGTTAGTTATTTTCAGTTTATGCCAATGTTTAAATTTTAGCTTTACGTATTGGCTTTACATATGGTACCTGTTGTATCTTACCTCCTCGCGCTAAATGTGCTTTAATATCGTTATTAAGTTCTGTTCTAATTTGGGATTTAGATTTCTCTTTAATAGCAGTCATTTTCTTTAATCTCGCGTTTGTTTAAAGTAAGATCATTCTAAACTTTACCAATGAAGAAGTACACTACTTCAACCAATAAAGAAAAGGACGACGCAAAGTTAAGAACGGGTTCAGGGCTGGCCGAACCCTACAATCGCATATAAATCAATAGCTTAGAAATAAATGTTCGAGAGTTCTTAACTACTATCTACCGTATAATAAAACTGATAACTCTCTTATTCTCTTCTTTATTGGTTACCAATGTTAAAGCATCAGTTTTATATGTATTCTCTTTTATTACCAGTATTAGTTAGTTAAGAACTCTAGTAAATAGTTAAATAAAGCATAGTAATATCAATAGCTTAGAGGGTTCGGCCGGCCTGAACAGGTTCTTAACTTTGCGTCGGCCCTAATTAAACCAAAATTAAAGCCATATATAGTGTACTTATGCCCTAATTAAGTTTAGAATGAACCATAATCAAGTACAACATAAGGATAATAGAACAATGACTATATCAGAACAGATCATCACTCTTCATGCACAAATATCTTTAAAGCTAGATCGACCTGATCATTTAACGATAGTTAATCCAATAATATGCGATGCAGTAGACTATGACGGATATTTTCAATTAGTTCATAACGATGCCGAACAATGGTTATTAAATTTTAATATCAATGGAAACTATGAACCAGAAGCTGGTACGTTAGACGATTTGCTTCAACTCTTTATAGACCATTGCAATAACTTCTGAGGATAAAACTCATGAGCAATAAAACAAATGTATTCAGTATGAAAACCGCTGGCGATGCTATAGAAAAATTAAAAGCAGAAATAGCTGAAAAAGCAAAATATATAAATGAATTAGAAACTAAATTAGCTGAAGCCGAAAGAGTAATAAATATAAGCTATGAAGCAGCGTTTAAATATAGACTACCAAGGAAATAGCTATGAAATATATAATAATAGAAATAGCACTATCTAATAACACGCGCGTTGAGATGCCGCTTATATTCCCTAACAGGTTAGTGCATTCTGATGTTGCTAAAGCGAATGAGCGAAGTGTGCATAGAAGCTACAGAGGAAAAGCGGTTGCGGTAAGAACAGTCTCCGCTGGATTCATAACTTTTAATAAGAAATGTTACGGTAAATCTGAAAGTCTTAATTTGACATCACGGCCAGACTTAGATACTGAATTAGTCAGTAGATATTTTGCAGGACTAGAATCATGAACGATAAAATCCTAAAGCGCGCACGCGCATTATTAGCAATGAGCCAAGATGCTTCGTCAGAAAATGAAGCCATGATTGCACTCAAGAGGCTACATGCATTATTAGCACAACACAACATGTCTGTGCTTGATCTTGAAGATAAGTCTGAAGCTGTAGGACAGGACTGCTTTGAATCAACGCGTTGGCCGTGGAAAGGATGGGTAACGATGGGAGTCGCTAAGTTGTACTTCTGTGAAACCTATATAGCATCAACACGGAAGAACTATTGCAACTACTATATAGTCGGTACAGATTTCAACAGAGAATTCGCATTGTCTATTATACAGAATATCTTCCGCATTATCGAGGCTGAAGCGCGTGTTGAGTCTAAGAACTGGCATGGCAGAGTCGTATCATCGTTCGTCTCATCATTTCATAAGGGAGCAGGAGCGCGAATACAGGAACGTTGCAAAGAATTAATACAATCTGCTAAGAAAGGTGAATTAGTAGATGATGAGAATCGCAAACTGCCTGTGATGCTGAATCTGTATAAACAGCATGAGAATAATAATGAAGAGTTTATGTCGCTTAACTTAGATTTAAAGACTCTTAATACTAGCACACGCGATTCAGATCCAAACGGATATAGTGCCGGTAAGAAAGCGGGTGACCGCGTACAGCTGTCTCGTGGCATCCAATCCAAATCAGCAACGAAACTAATAGGGAATTAAGATTATGAAATCAAATCAGGCGATAGTAATAAACGATAGCACAGGCGAATGGGTACTAACGCGAAATATTACGCGTGTATTAAAAGCTCAATTCAATACCAGTGTAAATCAATCGGCAATATACTCAATCAGCTCGGGAGACAATATAACCGAACATGTTCTTAACTTTGCGTCGGCTCTAAATAAGTTTAAAAATAAGTCAACAAAAAGTGTACATAGAATATAAAGTATATATAATAGAGCCATATTCGAGTAAAACATAAGGAAACCATCACGAATAGATTAACGTTCAAAAAAGATAATAGTGTGTGTGTGGGCCATTGATCATGCGTCGTGATTGGTTCGGCTACAACAAGCCTGGATGTTTTAAATATTTTAGAACTCTTATAAAACAAGACCACATGGTTATAGGTCACATATTTGGCCGTAAGCATGTATCCAGCCCAGAAGAGTGGAGAATAACGTTATCCGGCCCAGAAGAGTGGAGAATAACGTTATCCGGCCCAGAAGAGTGGAGAATAACGTTAGCGGTTAACTGTCCGGAATTTGAATTCTCTAAAAAATGGAGAATTATTAGAGTACGTAAACAATTTAGATCAGAAGAGCATGCGCGCCGTTGGATGAAAGAAAATTGGGATTATCTTCTACAGATATATACATTTTATCAAAAGTAAAACATAAGGAAACCATCATGAATATATTAATAAACCTAAAACATGAAGATGGAACAAAGAACGTTGGTCCAGTAGAATTACACGGTCCTAACGGTTTTATAGCTGGATGGGACATGAGCGTTATACATGAAGCCATTGATACATCCGCAAAGAAGTGTATAAGCCTGGACGCCGTAGCGCGTATGTGTGATGCGGCATATGCCGAAGGAAAGAGTGATAGATCAAAAGAACTTAGAAAACTGTTAGGAGCATAATATGCCGATCCATGCAATGAATTATTTAGGAAAGATTGTTTTGTGTATTCTATTAATAGCCGTATTTCTGAAAGTCTCAAGTGATGATTATGAAATAGAAGTACAGGAGAATGATCACTGGTGCCAAATGATCGATGACGGTCTGTGGTTCTCTGGGCAGGATGAATATACACGAAGGTGCACTGATGAATGAGTATGAAAAAGCCGCGGCAGAATTAGTAGACAGCGGACTTGTAATCGTATTAAACCCAACATTATGGGTCGTATCATACTTATTTGTGAGCGCGATTAGTATTTTTTGTACAGCCTACATTTGTAGAAGATACTATAGAAAACTTTATAGGAGAGACCCATGAGTGAATTTAAGAGAGAAGAAATCCGATTAACAAACACTTGGAGAGCAGCGATGAGCGACCATCATTGTTATAAACCTGATAATCATAGTGATAATTTTACAGAATTTGAAATAGCCCTAAAACAAAAGCTGAAGCGTATACGCAAGAAAAATAATTGCTCTCGTAAACTACTAGCAAAAATGTTAGGCGTAAATTTGTATAAAATAGATAGAATAGAAGCTACAAATAAAAGCGGAACACATGTTCTTGTCGAAGATATACATGGGTATAGCCAAGCATTTGATTTAGATATGGGCATATTCAGTGAATAAGTTCTTTGGAAATTAACATGTACATAGTCCGCGCGACGCAGTATAGTTAGTACGTTTTACACATATACACATACAGGTTTAACGCAAAATGCATAACTATCTTCTTAAATACCTCCAACCACTAATACAATCATCCAAATATAAAAAGGTAACAGGGGCGCACCTCCGAAATGGGGCGCCCTGTTACCCCTCCACCCACTACAGGAAACAGGAGAGTTAATAATGGATGATTCACACAAGGAATTTATCAAACAGCTGCGAGAAGCAGTGACATTTGCTTTTAATAACGAAGAAGCTTTTATTCAGCGATTCTTCGAGGGTTTTGATAAAATCCAAAGTTTTTACATGTCCGGTTCGATCTGCCGAATTGAGTTCGAATATTCGAAAACAGCCGCGACAATACCTACCCAAGAGTATTTAGAGTGGATGGAAGAAATACAAATAACCCCCGCACCTTGGAGTGAAGATTAATTAGCCTTAATAGTTAAGAGAGAACTATGAAGAAAGTGTTTTGGAATGTGTGGAACTTCCTCTGGTGCATCTTACTTGTGTGGATGATACATACCCCCCCGTTAAGCGGCTAGTAACACGAATGGAGAATGAGATGGACGTACAAGAGTTTTTGAAGACTAACGCGAATGTAGTTCCGAGCGACTTAGAAACGGACAAAGGGACGGATTCTCAGCACTACGTTTCAAAGATAGACGGTTCATATATTGGGTTAGTTGGATTCTCAGAAGAAGACAATGAAAGGCATTTTAAATTCATGATAGATCACGGTATATCGCAACTACAGAATGGAACAGGACACACGGTGGCGAATATGGGGTTCAGCGAGAAAGAGCAGAAGTGGTACGGCTGGTCTCATAGGGCAATATTCGGGTTTAAGATTGGCTCGGAGGTAAAGCGTGGAGATTGCGCCTACATGCCTGTAGACGAAGAAGATTTTGTTGCAACCATGGTGCGATTTTGGGCCGACAAACATCACCTGGATATAGAGTATCGAATAGGGGCTAACGTTCTTGGAGAACGCGGTGTTTTCATTGATTGGGTTTATTCAGAGACAGTGCCTTATGAAAATCTGCGCGGAACTAACGGGGGATCTTTCCAAATATTTCCCGAGAATTTCGGTAAAGGCGAATGGAAAGCTGAATCCTTAGAAGATGCCAAGCAAATGGCCGCTGATTTTGCCGAAAGTGTTAGCTAACCCCTCCACCCACCACAGGAACAGGGAGTAAGAAATGAGTGAAGAAAAAGGCGCGAACAGATTAGACAGATCAAGCACAGATGCTATGCACTGGGCCGAGTGCTTTTGCGAACAAGCAAGAATAAGTAGCGACAATTTAGAAGATGGGAAGTCTTGTTCACAATGCTTCCATTTGGACTCCAGCGTTCTTGTGGGCTGGTTTGCTAACTACTGGGCTGCTGTGAATGACCCATTACAAAGCACCATAGAATCTCTATTACTAGAACACTCGCTTGCTTTAGCCAGCAAGGATAACGCTATACGGGAGCTGGAAGCCAGATTAAGCAAATCAATTGAAGTTGGTTCAGTCTTACAAAATGCTGTACTAGCAGTCTATCAAGATTTGTCCAACAAAGAAGGAAGGTACAGTCAGCTATCTAACGCATCATATTTATATGAAAAGCATCATGACTTTATTCGAGGTGTCGGCAAACACATCACAGAGGCTAAAGAGCAGAGGTAGTTATGAGTAATGATAAAAAACTAGCAGCAGCGATAGCTTATGTCGCCAGTATCCAGCAAGAAATATTAAATGAGTTGGCTGTTATAAACCAAGGGATAGAGGCGAGCTGCCAAGAGTCCATAACCGAACTGTCTGAAATGATAGAAACACTCAAAGAAATTGATTAACCCCTAGCCATGTTCCTTACACATAAACACGACACGATACCGCTCTAAGGATGTTAACCATGCCTGACTTATACCTTGATAGTATATTACCATACGGTAAATATAAAGGCGAAGAAGTAGAAGATGTATTAGAAGATAACCCACAATACCTAGTAGCATGTGTAGAATACGACACATTTAATTTTGCTCAAGAGGTTATTACTATAATGGAAAACAGGAAGTTAATATGAGACTTAAAATTAAAGGCACGGACATTTATATTGAAAAAGGTATGCGCGTAAAGGTAGTGCAGGGAGTAAACAAAGGCAAGTTCGTAAAAATAGATGGAATAGCTGAACCATGCGAAGACTATCCCTTAGGTCGTGTCATATTTAACTTAGGAAAAAGCGGCTTGAAAGGATATATGTATTATGTCCCCCAAGTTATTAACGCGGAGTGGGTTAGCGAAAATGGCAATTAGCGTAATAACATCTTCTGATTGCACTATACACGCCGACGTTAAAGGTCGATTTACGTTTAATGATCCTGATTCTAATTGGGTTTATACGAACGAAGGAGAATACGGCGCAGTGGTAAAATTGGCAAGACGTTCGTATAGTTTTTTCTTTGGCGCGCGTTTTGGCCAAATCATTTTAGTCGGTATAACCCTTATAAAAAATTAACATACATATATTGGAAGTAATGTAATGTCTGAATCAGCCATAGAATTAGCACAAATATCATCCGCGTCAAGTATAACCCAAATATTATTAGAGAATTCCGTTAATATAATAGATATAATGTTTGAAGCAGGATACGCTAAAAAGAATCCTAACCTCTTAGCGTCGGTATTAACCACGCAACAGCAAATATATAATTCCAGGATAAATAAAGATTAAAAAAAATAATAGCTTTTAACTATCCTTGGAATTGTTATGCCGTCATTAAATAAAAAAGTTACAATAACTTTAGGCACGTCGATATATAAGCCTGAAGATATAATACAAAAAACTTTATCAACTACCCAACTATTCAAGCGGTTATCTGTACCTAATTTACAAGAGAAAAAAGAAGGTAAGTACTTTGTATTCGCGTCTTTCAATAAGAAGAGCCGTAACGCCGCTAACATAGATAAATATTTTGGCGCGACAATAGACTTAGACGATACTCCTTTAACAGTAAAAGAAATACGCCGTAAATTTAAACGTTATAATTACTGCATATACAGTACCTTTCAGCATAAGCTTCCTAGCAAAGGCGATAGGTATAGATTAGTCCTTCCATACAAAGCTCCCGTAGATCCTGTGACGCATGTTGAAACCATGCTATACTTAATGAGTCTATTAGGTAAAGACAATGTTGACCTGTCGTCTAAAGCGTTATCACGGGCTATGTACTTGCCTGCTATTAGTTCTAAACGTAAAAAGAAATTTGAGTACTACAAACACGTAGACGGATTATTCTTCAATCCCATGTCCGCTAATACTCGGGATAAAATCGCAGCGTTACGATTTGAGCAAGGGGAAACTGAATCGGCCGTGAGCGAAGAGCCCATGGACATGAATAAGAAAGTTGACGAAGGTGAAAGAAATGATTCGCTAGCCAGAGCTATAGGTAAGTTCATAAAAACAGGCGTGGCTAATGACGAGATAATGCCGCTTGCCCAAGCGTGGAACGACACACATCTATACCCTCCCCTATCAACTAAAGACGTTAAGACTGTTGTTGAGTCTATTATTAAGTCCCACGCTAGAAATCATAATGATTTATCTTGGGGTTATGACGAAATAATAAACCGCATAAAGAAGGCCAAAGAAATAACACAAGATTACGATCATATATTAGACATGATTGTAATGGCCAAGACTAAGAATAAGTTTAAACCTTCTCAAGTGTCGTTACTAGTATTAGAGCTTAGTAAAAAATCTAAAGTCGGTCAGCGCATAATCAAAGAAGAGATAACTTCTAAAGAGTTAGAATTAGCCGGTAGATTAGAAAGCGCGGCTGACGGCTCATTCGAATCTACAACTAACGCTTTACGTGATGATTTTAAGAACTGGGTATATGTAGCAACAGATGACAGAGTATATAATTTCAGAACAGGTGAATACTATAAAAGAGAAGCGTTCTCCGCGATGTTCGCTAATCCTAACGTAGAAGGTTCGTTGTTTACGTTAATTATGAAATTTAATTTAATGAAAAAAGTGTCCAGATTAGAATTTGATCCGGCTAAAGAAGAGGTGTATATGAATGGCGGGGTAAAATACGCTAATACATATATACACCCAGAAATATTTCCTATCCCTGGTGATATTTCTATGGTGTTAGACCATTTTAAATACTTAATACCCAACAAGCGAGAATGCAGTATAATTTTAGACTTTATTGCGCATATGGTTCAACACCCGGGAATAAAAATACGCTGGATGCCCGTAATTAAAGGGGGTAAAGGTATAGGTAAAACAATTATTGCTGAAAAAGTTATAATGCCTTTAATAGGATTTACTAACTTCGGTAAAGTAAATAACGAGCTAATCAAATCAGATTTTAATGCATGGCAATTAGATAAACAAGTAATAATATTTGAAGAATTAAACATAGGCGCAAATCAAAAAGAAAAAGAACAGTTAACAGATAAGCTTAAATCATTTATTACAGATAACCTAATGATGGCGCATAGAAAAGGACTAGATCCATATGACACTATCAATAAATGTAATTCATTAGGATTTACTAACGCTGAAGATGCTATTATTATTACGCCGGATGAGCGTAGATTTTGCATGATTAGATCTGAAGCTAGACCGCGCAAACCTATGTATTACCAAACTTTGGCTGATTTTACAGATAAAAATTTAGCTGAAATATATCATTTCTTTATTGAGCGGGACTTATCTGGTTTTTCTCCACTAGTTGCTCCTGACACAGCTTATACTCGTGAGATTAAAAACCTATCTATGAGCTGGCCTGGTTCTATTATTCAAGGCTGGTGCTCAGATAATAAAAACCAATTCAGTAAATATGGATGCATCACGTATACAAATATAGTTAACGGAATACGCGCTGAGTCGTCAGGGCGGTATCGATCTATAGCTGATGATCTTCAATCCCCTGGTTCTGCTCAATCTCGTAAACTACATCACTCGCTTCGCAATCTAGGATTTGTTAAGTGGGTTAATCCAGAAGCTAAAGATGGTAGGATGAGAGTCAACGGTCGATTAGAACACATATGGGTAATGCCGGGGTGGGTGGATAGTCTACAAGACGCTTCTAAAAAGGTTATCATGAAGCGTATAAAGAAAATTAAGGTAATTGATGAAAACTGGGCAGATTAATTTACCTTGGATAAAACACGAAGAAACGTTTGACGATTATTACGCTTTAATAAAAGGCGAAAATAGCCAATACCGATTATTAATTTTTAAAGGACGTCTAGTAGTCTATATAGCCGATGCTGATAGAAAAATAGGCTTACGACGTCTTAAAAACCAAATTGGTGAATTCAGATATGGATTCACGAATAACGAGTATGACCAACTCTGACTGGTTGTTGGAAAAAACAATGTAACTTTGATGAAAATTTATATACATACTATCATTTTAAAGCTATTATTTACGCACTTTAAATTAACTAAGGAAAAGATCATGGGTAAAATTGTAATTGAGTTTGATGACAACCTTTTGGCTACAGCCATTTTGTCAGCATTGAATGCAGGTAGTGCTTCTACGGCGTCGGATAACGATGTAGAAGATATAACGGCGGAAACTGTTGTTGACTTGTGCAAAGAGTTAGGTGCGTCGGTATGCCGTCCAATTCTTAAAAAAGCTGGATATGCTAATCCAAAAGCTATTCTTAAAGATGACGATATAGAGCAAGAAGAGCTAGAAGAATTGTTTGAAAGCCTGCAAGCATTAACAGATGATAGTGACGAAGAAGACGAAGAAGACGAAGAAGACGAAGACGAAGAAGACGAAGAAGACGAAGAAGACGAAGAAATTACAGTCGACAACGCCAAAAAAGCCGTTCAAGCCTACGCCAAAGAAAATGGTAAAGAAGAAACTGATGAAATATTAGCTGAATTCGATATTAAATCTGTGCGTAGTCTGAAGAAGCTTGATGCAGAACAGCTTGAAGAACTTTATGAAGCTGTAACTGAAGAAGACTAACCTAAAATGCGGCGACGTTAAAGCTCGTCATAACTGGGATTGCCTTAGAGAAGGTAGATCAGAATGCCACTGATAGCCTATTTCGACATAATCTCCATGCCAATATGGCAAGTATGTCGATAATCACTCTCTCCCGGCCGCAAACTTTTAAGGAAATAATATGCGACATTCGAGATTAGCAGCATCAGCCGCAGGCCGCTGGGTTAGATGCCCAGGGTCAATCGCGTATATAGAATATCTACGCAAAGAAAAGAAAATACCAGACGATAGATTCTCTGGTGACGCTGCTAAATTAGGAACAGCCGTTCACGCTATCCTTGAGTATTGTATAATAAATTCTGTTCATCCAGAAACACTAACTAAAAAAGTAATTAAAAAAATAGTTAATTCAGATAAAGAAACGACCGGAATAAAAATTACAGAAAAAGAAATCGCTGGTGCGTCAGTAGGTTATAATCGTGTCGAGTTAATACGCCCAGAATTTGACGAAATTATAGCAGAACATAAATACAACCTTTCGTTTGTCTATAATATGGATGTTGGCGGTACGTGTGATATATCTGGATTTAAAGAAAATGGTCTACTAGGTATTGAAGACTATAAAAACGGTAGAGCAGTAGTAGAAGCCGTTGATAATTATCAAACAAAAATATATGCCCTCGGCGCATATCATAACGAAAACGAATGGTATAATTTTCAAAACGTGCGCAGCGCGATAATTCAACCCAACGCATCACACCGCGATGGTAGAATACGGGTTGACGAATACACTATTGACGATCTTAGACGCTGGGAAGAAAAGAAATTAATTCCAGCCATAGACTTAATAGCTAAAGATTCAGCCACACTTATTCCCGGCCCTGAGCAATGCTTATGGTGCGACGGCCGACATCTATGTGAAGCTAATGCTAAACAATCACTCCAATTAGCTCAAATAGATTTTGAGCATTTAGCAGAACCTAAAGCTGAATTACCTACTCCAAACGTATTAACACGAAAGCAACTTGCTTTCGTGTTAGATAACTCAGATCGAATTACTAAATTTCTAAGCATGTGTAGAGAGTATGCGGCAACAGTACTAGAAGAAACAGACGAACGCATTGGTGATTATCACCTAGAAGATAAAATAGGCAACAGACGCTTAATTGATACCGATGAACTAAATCGTATTATTAGAAAAAATAAATTAACTATAAAAGAATTGAAGCGCGTACCAGAACCCTCCATGATGAGTGTGACTCAGATAGAAGCCCACTTAAAGCAAAAAAAATGGAAGCCAGAGCGTGTAAAAGAATTTATGGATAAGATTACTACTCGACCTAAAACGGGAAAGCAGTTAATCAAATCTGTAGATACCGCTGAGAACGACTTCAGCAAAAAAACGAAGAAACCCAAAACTCGGAAAACCCGAAGAAACAGGAGGCCATAATGGCTGTTAGAAAGAGAAAGAGTAAAACATCTAAATCTGATAAAGCTCAACCAGCATCAGCGCGAGTAATTACAGGTAAAGCCCGTTCATCGTATATGAGAGTGTTAAAACTTGAAGAAGATGATAACGGAAATAAAATCTGTTCGACTAGCATTTTTATCCCTAAGAAAGATAAAAAAACTGTGCGCGCTATTAAAGATGCTATCAACGCCGCAGCTCGTAAAAAATTAGGCAGTGATGTTGACATCTTTAAGTCAAAAAAATTGCGTAATCCTTTGCATGATGGCGATGAGTTAATAGAAGACCCGGAAAGCTCGATAGGTAAAGAAGCAAAAGGCTGTTATGTAATGACTGCTAAAGCTTACAAAATTCCTCAAGTTGTTAATAGACAAAATGAGAGAATTACCGATTTTGACGAACTTGAAGAAATATGTGTATCTGGGTTTTACTTTTATTTCTCGTTAACGCTGAAAGGGTTTGATGTAGAAACACCCCAAGGCCGTGCTCGAGGGGTTAGATGTTTGCTTAACAATCTTATGTTTATTGGCGAAGGTGAACGTCTAGATGGCGGTAAATCTGCAGAAGATGATTTTGCTGATTTTGCCATTGATGATGATGACGATGACGATGACGACGATGGATATGATGATGATTGATATTTATTCTAAGCGGTAATTCTGTCGCTTAGTCTTTAAATAAAGCCCGGTGCGTTTTGTGCCGGGTTCTTTTTACCGGGCCCTACCAATGAAATTACCTACATCTTTTGTGGACATAGACTTTGAAACTCGATCTGAGCTAGATATTATGTCTGTTGGCGCTAGGGTATATGCCGGCCATCATTCAACAGAAGTAATGATGATTAGTTTTTCGGTTGATCAAGTCAAGGTATTCAATTGGAATCCGTTCTTTCCTATAAAGAAAAACCTTCGCCGTTTAAAAAAAGCTATAGATAAAGTCGTAAATAAGAAAGCTGTATTTAGAGCACATAATTCCGAATTTGAATACTGGATATGGAATTTAGTTGCTACAAGACAATTTGGATGGCCTGCAATTCCTATTGAATCTTTTTACGATACCATGGTATTGTGTTGCGCCATGGGGTTTCCTGCGTCTCTTGAAAACGCTGGTGAGGCATTGCAATTAGAAACTCAAAAAGATAAAAAAGGTAAAGCTCTTATTAATTTCTTTTCTAAACCTTCTAGAAAAAAAGACGAAGACTGGAAAGATCCACTAATATATAAAAGTAAGTTCATGGAATTCGTATCCTATTGCGATGATGATGTGAGGACGCAAATAGGCGTATCTAATGCGTGTCAACCTATGACCTTGCGCCAGTATAAAGTATTTATTTTAACTGAAAAGATGAATGTGCGTGGATTACCTATAGATAAGAAGATGGCGGAAGGCGCGCTTAAACTTGTAGACATCCACAAGACAATTGCTAATAGGCAAATATATAAAATAACTGACGGGTTTGTAGAGTCAGCGACGCAGAATAAAGTCAAAGATTGGTTAAATGATAACGGTTGTGATATACCAAATCTTCAAGCGGCTGTTATCGAAAAGTATTTAAAGAGTAAAAAGACCTCTAAGCTAGCAAAGAGAGTATTAGAAATACGGTCAAGCGTTTCCAAATCATCTACGTCTAAATACAAAGCGGCATTAACACTTTTAACAGAAGATAATACGGTCCATGGGTTTATAAAAGCTTTCATCGCTAGAACAGGTCGATGGGGCGGACGCGGATTACAGATTCAGAACTTCTCTAAGCCTGATAAAAACTTCCCACCTTGGTGCGACTTTGATATGTTGGCCAAAGCTATTGCCGACGTTGACATGGTATTCATCGAAGCCGTTTATGATGACGTCATGTCAAGTTTAAAAGCGGCAACACGATCGATGATACGCGCTCCTAAAGGTAAGAAATTTGTATGCGCTGACTATTCTCAAATTGAGGCTAGAATAGTAATGTGGTTAGCGGGTGATAAAACTGGATTAAAAGATTTTTCTGGCGAAGGTAAAATTTATGAAAGTATGGCTAGCGACATATTTGCTAAACCTTCTTCTAAAATAGAAAAGCCATCGTTCGAAAGAGATGTCGGTAAAGAAACAGTATTAGGATGCGGGTTTGGTATGGGCGCGGCTAGATTTTATGCGCGCTGCACAGAAGATAGAGGATTAGACATAGAAAAAAACATATCCACAAAAGCGGTAAAAGGGTATAGAAAGAAATACTCCATGGTTCCATTAGCTTGGAAAGAGTGTGAGGAACAAGCGATAAAAGCTATTAATAATCCAGGCACATCGTACAGCGCGTGCGATGCGCGGCTAGTGTATAAGGTAATAGGACCGCATTTATTTGTTCAGCTACCTTCTAAAAGAAAGTTATGCTACCCGTTTGCTAAAACCGTAACCGAGCAAAATCAATGGGGTAAAATTCAGGAAATTATATATTTCAAACAGTGGAATATGAAAGCTAAAGCGGGTAACAAATGGCAATACGACAACACATGGGGCGGCACTTTGTTCCAACATTGCGTACAGGCAACAGCCGCAGATATTATGTCTAACGGTATGTTAACAGCTGAGAAACGCAAATACCCCACGCTATTTACGGTACATGACGAATCGCTAGCTATGGTAGATAAAAACGTTGGATCATATAAAGAGTACGAGGAGATATTATGCGAATTAGAGCCGTGGGCAAAAGGTTTACCGATCGTTGCAGAAGGTTGGGAAGGTACACGCTACAGAAAATAAAATGTATGTTGGGCTTTCACGAATGGGGATTCTGGTTTGAAACAGAAAACAGTAAATACGAACAAAGCCCATTTGATCAATGGTTTACACGCGAATGTTTTAACTGCGATAAAATTCAAACTAAAGATAAAATGGAGTATTAAGATGAATAGATATATAGTTCAAATAGAATCAGCGCAAGTAAGAGATATATTAGTTGAAAATTTTGAAAAAGTAGGTAAAGGAGAGTAACTGTGAGCGAATTATCTGATAAACACGAAGATTCAACAGTAGAAGAATTGATGGAAGCCATCGGGGCATCTACCGACAAGAAGCAGAAAGCTGAGTTAATGACTATCACGCGCAATAAGATTAGTGCCGAAGAAAGAGCATTGCGTAAAGAGTTGAAAGATGCGGCGGAAGATTCTAAAGAAGAAAAACGCGCATTGAAGAAAACTCATACTGTTCTTCTCGATACACGTAAAGAGTATTTGCACGTCTACCGTGAAATGAATGCCATTATGAATAGCAAGTCAATGCTAAAACATCTTGGCGATTTTTCTACTAAAGTCGAGGCATTCAAAAAGATAACGGTTAAGTACAACGCCGCTCTTGACTCTCATTTAGAAAATCTGGCTGCTGTTAAAAGGCAAAATCAGATTGGCTAGTGAAGCTCCAATTGAAAAACATCTAGTGACCTCTGTGCGAAAGCGCGGAGGTCTTTGTTTGAAGCTTATAATGATGGGAAAACGGAACTTCCCAGATCGCACATGCCTTATGCCTGGCGGTAAAATCTTTTTTGTTGAATGCAAAGCCGCAAAGAAAGACGCTAGGAAATCTCAAGGATGGTTCCACAGACTTTTACTTAGACTAGAATTTAGGATATATGTTGCTAAAACGAAAGAAGAAGTTGACGAAATCCTTAGCAAAGAGATGGCGTCCCCGTGAATACATGAAGTTATGCGTCGATGCCTGTATTAAGTATCGTTACATAGCTTTATTCTTAGATC